TATAAATGGATGACTACAAAGAACCAGACTTGTCACAGGAACAGATGATACAGGATATTTCAGAGTACGAGCTAGGTTTCATAGGCTTTGCTGAGACACTAAACATAGCACGTACTGTGTTACGTCAGAAGTACAGGGACATGAGCTACAACCAGCTAGTCAAGGCATACAACCAAGTATTCGGAGGATATCCAGATGAGATGTAAGGCGTGTGATGTTATCCTAGATGACATAGAGACACTAAAGAAGGACGCTAACGGGGTACACTACGACATGTGTACAGAATGTTTGACAGCATCTATTGCCGCACACTGGGAACTAGAGAACATGGAGTCAATAGATAATGACGGTAATATTTCACAGGATGATATCTTGACATTACAGGAAAACTATGATAATATATACTTAAGTATCACTAAAGATTACTAAAGTGTATAAACTAAAGAATTAAACTAAAGGATATATACTAATGAATACTACTACAGGAGGACATAAGACTACTAAAGTTAGGCGCTGGAATCCTGTAGCCAAACACGATCACAACAAAGGAGGTGCACACAAGGATAGGAAGAAAGATGCCAAAAAGTACCAATCACGTAAAAAGGGTTTGACTCAAGGCCCTGAACGTGAGATACTATAGGTGTTCCTCTGGGAACTCTTTTTCAACAACGAGGATTATCTCATATGTCAAGTCAAGTAATTGAAGGAACGGTGAACTTCTCAAACGTCACCAAACATGACGTATACAACGGGCAGGACACTGGCACGTTCAGTCTGACCATTACCATGTCAGAGGATGATGCGGCTACACTGTCTGCACAGGGTGTAAAGATCAAAGAGTACGAGGGCAACAAGCAACGCAAGTTTAAATCCAAGTACGACATCGGTATGTACACTGCTGAAGGTGATCGTTACGAGGGTGAAGTACCGTACAACTCTCGTGTGCGCTTGAAGTACAAGACAGGCCCAGCACACCCAGTACACGGTACTCCGGTGTATCTGGAAGCTGTCAAGGTACTGGAGTTAGCAGAGGTGTCAGAAGAAGCTGTTGATTTCTGATGGAGTCTAAATTCCTACACCACGAGGAATGTCCCAAGTGCGGCAGTAGGAACAATGTGGCGGTCTACTCTAACGGTGGTCGCCACTGTTTTTCTACCGGCTGTGACTATCACGTAAACGGTGAAACAGGAGATGAAACGGAAGTGTCAACACCTAGTAACCTACACATGGGCGGTGTGGTAGCTGAGATTACCGACAGGCGTTTGTCTGCCAAGACCACTAGGCACTATCAGGTCACGGTGGAGTACGACGCTAACGGTAAGATAGCTAGGCACTACTACCCGTACTACGACGTAGATACTGGTGAGCTAATCGCCGCTAAGTCTCGTGTAGTCAAGACCAAAGACTTCCTGTCGTCAGGTACGATGACTAACGCAGGTCTGTTTGGTCAGAAGCAGTGCCGTGGCAGAGGTAAGTACGTCACGATCACTGAAGGTGAACTGGACGCTATGGCTGTCTACGAGATGTTCGGACAGAAGTACGACGTAGTGTCCCTCAGGTCTGGTGCGTCTAGCGCATCAAAGGAGATCAAGTCACAGCTAGAGTGGCTTGAAGGGTACGACAACGTGGTCATCTGCTTTGACCAAGACAAGGCAGGAGAGTTAGCAGTAGAACAGATTAAGGATCTGTTTAGCCCTAACAAGCTGAAGATATGCAACCTACCTCTGAAGGACGCCAGTGAAATGCTCATGGCTAACAGAGTGCAGGAGTTTACACAGTCTTGGTGGGACGCAAAGGTGTACAGGCCAGACGGTATTATCGCTGGTGCTGACACATGGGAAGCGTTAGTAAATAAGCGACAGGTACAGAGTATACCGTACCCGTGGGATGGACTAAATGAAATCACGAGAGGCCACAGACCATACGAACTGGTCACTATCACCAGCGGTAGTGGTATGGGAAAGTCCCAGTTTATCAGAGAACTTGAGTACGATCTGCTCCAGAGAACAGACGCCAACATCGGTGTACTTGCACTGGAGGAGGATGTCGCAACAACATCTCTGGGAATTATGTCGGTGGCAGCATCTAGGCGATTGCACTTGGAGGAAGACACGCCTGTTGATGACCTTAGACCTCACTGGGAAGCAACGATGGGCTCTGGACGTTACTACCTGTTTGACCACTGGGGATCAACGTCTGCCGACGAGCTTCTTTCAAGAGTACGGCACATGGCAAAGGCCTGTGACTGCCGCTATATCATCCTTGACCACTTGTCCATCGTGGTTTCTTCTCAAGAGAACGGGGACGAACGGAAAGCTATAGATGAGATCATGACAAAGCTACGCACACTGGTGGCAGAGACAGGAATCACTTTGTTCCTAGTGTCGCACCTACGTCGTAGCTCTGGTACAGCACACGAGGACGGTGGACGCATCAGTCTACAGGATCTCAGGGGATCTCAGTCTATCGCACAGCTATCCGATATTGTCATAGGCATGGAACGTAACCAGCAACACGAAGACGAAGACACACGTAATACAACCACTGTGCGTATACTGAAGAACCGGTACTCCGGTGAAACTGGACCCGCATGTTGGCTACGGTACGACAAGTTTACCGGACGTATACACGAGTGTGCTAACCCTACGCCACCGGAGACTGAGTTTTGAACATCGTCTACTGTGACATAGAAACTGACGGACTAGACCCTAGTGTAATCTGGTGTGCTGTCTGTCTACACAACGGAGAAAGCGAGGTAATATGCAATGAGCAAGATTTCAAGGATTACGTGGCTCGCAAAGCGCCGGTTAACTTTATATTCCACAACGGAATTGGCTTTGATGTTCCTGTGGTTGAGCGTCTTTGGAACTTTACTTTTGACAGGAGTATGGTCACTGACACTCTAGTCCTCTCTAGGCTTGCTGACCCTAGCAGGTCTGGTGGACACTCTCTACGTAACTGGGGAAACATCTTAGGCTACGCCAAGGGAGACTACGAGGACTGGACTAGGTTGACGCCTGCCATGATCGACTACTGCATACGTGACGTAGAGTTGACTGAGGCGGTGTACAAGAGACTACGTGTGGAACTCGACGGTTTCTCAAGGGCTTCACAAGACCTAGAGCACGAGGTGCAGTGGATCATACAGGGACAGGTGAACAACGGGTGGCTGCTGGATCAACGCTTGTGCCACACGCTGTGCGCTAGGTTCAAGGAGAGTATGTATGCTATTGAGGAAGAACTCCAGAGGGTGTTCCCACCTATTGTTGAGGAAAGGTGGTCTGAGAAGACAGGCAAGCGCCTTAAGGATAAGGTTACGGTCTTCAATCCCGGTTCGCGTCAACAAGTGGCTGAACGACTTGAAGCTAAGGGTGCGATATGGTCGGAACTCACGCCGTCCGGTAGGCCGCAGGTGGACGAGAAGACACTTGAGGAGAACAAACATATACCGGAGGCTGTGCAGGTCTTAGAGTACCTGTTGTTACAGAAGCGCTACGCTCAAGTCTCCTCTTGGATAGAGCACGTTAAGGACGACGGCAGAGTACACGGTAGGGTTACAACAAACGGTGCAGTTACCGGACGCATGACGCACCAGACCCCAAACATGGCACAGGTTCCTTCAGTTAACTCACAGTTTGGCAAGGAGTGCCGTGACTGCTGGATTGTACCAGAAGGACGCAGGCTAGTGGGTGTTGACGCTAGTGGACTAGAGCTACGTATGTTGGCTCACTACATGGGAGACGAGGAGTTTACTAATGTCCTACTTAGAGAAGACATTCACACCAGAAATCAAGTTGCTGCAGGACTTGCAACTAGACCTCAGGCAAAGACTTTCATCTATGCTTTCCTCTACGGAGCGGGAGACGCAAAGATTGGAAGCATCGTCGGAGGAACTGCAGGAGATGGCAGTAAACTTAGGAGGCGCTTTCTACGAAACACACCTTCTCTTGAAGCTCTACGAGAACGAGTTGGAGAAGCGTCTAGGAAAGGTCACCTCGTTGGGCTCGACGGACGAAAACTCTGGGTCAGGTCAGAACATAGTGCACTGAATACCTTACTACAGGCAGCAGGTGCTATCGTTATGAAGAAGGCTCTCGTACACTTAGATCACTACGCAACGCAACACAAGATTGACTACAAATTCATAGGGAACGTGCATGACGAGATACAATCGGAGGTGGTTACAGAACAAGCAGAGAAGTACGGGTGGCTTGCAGTCGAGTGCATCAAGGCGGCTGGTCTTTCATTTGACCTCAGGTGTCCTCTCGACGGAGAATACAAGGTCGGACAAACGTGGTCGGAGACACACTGATGGAGATAGCAATGAATTACAAAAGAGGTGAGGGTAAGTACTACAAAGACAATCCTGAGTCTGTTTGGAAGCGTGACCAGACTAAAATGTTTGTAAACGGGAAGTACATATCTAAGGCTCACCCGCTACACAAACCCGGACGCTACAAGACGTTTACTGACGCAGCTTTTGACAGCCTAGCGAAGTACGAACTGAGTCGTGAGGGACAGGTGTACATCATAACCAACCCTAACTTCCCTGAGTGGGTCAAGGTAGGCATGGCTGTGGACTCAGAGGACAGACTCAACGGATACCAAACGTCGTCACCGTTCAGAGATTACTCGCTGTTCACTAACTGGCCTGTGGCTGACCGACGATCTGCTGAGTCAGAGGCACACAGTCTGCTAGAGAAAACGTATGGTCGTAAGGGTGAGTGGTTCAATTGCACACCAGAGCAAGCCAGAGACTCTATCTCTGAACTAATGGAGCAACATAAATGAAAAGTATTTATTCACTGGTAGACGACATCTACGCCGTGGTTGCTTCCAAGGAAGTGCCAGAGGATGTAGACCTCTACGAAGAGATAGAAAACTTTGGAGAAGGCTGCAAACGCCTGATGACCAAGCTGTTCACAGAGCAACGTGACGGGCGCAAGCTACGAATGTCTAACATCGGGCGCGACGACAGGTATCTTTGGAACGTGGTGAATAACTCTGATGTGCAAGAGGAGATGACACCTAACACGCATGTCAAGTTTATGTACGGGCATCTGATTGAAGAGATGCTTTTATTCTTAACCAAAATATCAGGACACGAGGTGACTGATGAACAAAAACAGTGTGAAGTTTCGGGCATTATCGGTCATATGGACTGCAAAATTGATGGTGTTGTCACTGATGTTAAAAGCACTTCCACTTTTGGGTTTAAAAAATTCAAAGACGGAAGTTTGGCTTATGATGACCCGTTTGGGTACGTTGCTCAAATTAAAGGGTACGCACACGCCGAAGGTGAAACATCGTTTGGTTGGTTAGCGATGGACAAACAGAACGGACACCTAACGTACCTCATGTACGACTCTGCAGATACGCAGGCTCCGGTGTACGACAAGATAAGCTACGACATAGAGGAGCGCATAGAGCACATAAAAAAGCTCGTAGAGCAACCAGAGTGGCCTCAGGTTTGTCACGAGACCGTACCAGACGGCAAAAGTGGAAATCAAAAGCTCGCCGTTGGTTGTTCTTACTGTCCCTACAAGTTTACATGCTGGCCCGAAGTAAGAACATTCCTGTACTCAAGTGGTCCAAGATATTTAACAGAGGTGTTCAATGAGCCGAAGGTCACGGAAATCCAAGCACAGCAACTTTAGATCGGGGTTTGAAGAAGATGTTGCAAAGCAGTTACAACCATTTGGTTTTAGTTACGAACCGTTCCAAGTCCCGTACATTATCCCACGAAAGTACACGCCAGACTTTGTGTACGAAAGAGGAGACAAAACCTACCTCATTGAGTGCAAAGGATACTTTCGTGCAGGAGACACGCAGAAGTATAAAGCGATCTCTAAGTCACTACCGTGGACGCAAGAACTCATATTTGTGTTAATGAAGCCTAATCAGAAAGTGAGTAAAAGTACCAAACTTACTATGGCTGAATGGTGTGACAAACACAATATTCTATGGTATAATATAGATACACTTAAGGAGTTGGTTGATTATGTCTCTGACACTAGAAGAAATTAAGGAGCGTCTGTTGCGGTTGTACGACCCTGACGATCTTCTGGAAGCACTACAAATCTCTTCTGAGGAACTACTGGATAGATTTGAGGATAAACTCATACGCAAACTCGACGAATTTCAAGAGGAGCTAGAGGAAGAATATGCCGAATGAATGGAACATGACTGAAGACGACTGTGAGAAGCTACGTAAGAACTGTCAGGAAAGCAGGTCCATAGACGACATTACTACAGAGGAGTGGGACAGGATGTCTAAGACATTCACAGGAAAACTGTACCACCCTCAGGACAAGCACGATCCTGTGGCACAACCAGATCACTACAACAAGGGAGCTATTGAGGCCATTGAAGCAATCAAGGCGTCTATGCACCCACAAGAGTACAAGGGATATCTCAAGGGTAACTGTCTGAAGTACCTATGGCGTTACGAGTACAAGAACGGCGTAGAGGATCTACGGAAGGCTCGTGTCTACCTAGAGTGGTTAATCAAGGAGGTTGCCTTGTGAAGATCATAGAAGGTAAGTTTGGGACAAAGACAGAAGAAAAGGAGATAACAACGGCTGAGTTTCTGACTGCGTTTGCAGCTAAGGCTCAGATACAGGAGACTGAAGGTAACAAACCTAAGGTGGTAGTGGTAATGTACGAGGACGGTCAGATGTTTGAAGTAGCGTCCAACGAACAGTACCCTGATGGGGTGTACATGCTACTACAGTTAGCAGCACAAGCAATCATTAACGAAACGCTAGGAGTAACAGAATAGATGGACGCATATCAACAGTACATACACAAGTCACGGTACGCTAGGTACTTGCCAGAGGAGCAACGCCGGGAGACTTGGGAAGAAACAGTAAACAGGTACATCAACTTTTGGGTAGACCGTGGACACCTCAACGACTTTGACGTATCAGAGATATTCAAGGCAGTCCATGACCTAGACGTAATGCCCAGCATGAGGGCGCTGATGACTGCAGGAGACGCACTGGAGCGTGACAACGTAGCAGGGTTCAACTGTAGCTACCTACCCATAGACCACCCTAAGGCGTTTGATGAACTCATGTACGTACTCCTGTGTGGTACAGGCGTGGGCTTCAGTGTCGAGCGGCAGTACATACAGAAGTTACCGGAAGTTGCGGAGGAGTTTCATGCAACCGATACAGTTATTAATGTTGCGGATTCAAAGATCGGATGGGCGAAATCGTTTAGGGAACTGGTATCACTGTTGTATACAGGTCAAGTTCCCCAGTGGGACATTAGTAGAGTACGACCTGCAGGTGCCGCACTCAAGACTTTCGGAGGTCGTGCAAGTGGTCCAGAACCTCTCGTTGATCTCTTCAAGTTTACAGTTGAACTCTTTAAGACAGCATCTGGACGAAAACTTAGCTCCATTGAATGCCACGATCTTTGCTGCAAGATTGCTCAAATCGTCGTCGTCGGAGGAGTCAGGAGAAGCGCCCTGATCTCACTGTCCAACCTAACGGACGACAGGCTCCGGAGATGCAAGCATGGACAGTGGTACATAGATGAACCCCAGCGTGGTCTGGCGAATAACTCAGCGTGTTACACAGAGAAGCCAGACTTTGAAGCCTTTCTCAACGAGTGGACTAGCTTATATGAATCTAAATCTGGCGAACGAGGTGTCTTTAGCAGAGTGGCAAGTCAAAAGCAAGCTGCAAAAAATGAACGTAGAGATGCTACCTACGATTTTGGAACTAATCCATGCAGCGAAATCATCCTCAGACCCTACCAGTTCTGCAATCTTTCAGAGGTTGTTGTTAGGCCACAGGATACACTCGCAAGTCTCAAACGAAAAGTTAGGGTTGCAACTATCCTTGGGACTCTTCAGGCCACCCTCACTAACTTCCGATATCTCAGAAATATTTGGAAACTAAACACACAGGAAGAGGCACTGCTAGGTGTATCCTTGACAGGCATCATGGATCATCCAATGCTGTCAGGTAGAGGAGACAAGGCCAAGCTGAAGAAGTGGCTTACGGAGATGAGGGAGGAAGCAATTGAAGTTAACAAGCAGTGGGCAGAGAAACTGGGTATCAACGCTTCTACCGCTATTACTGCGGTCAAGCCTAGCGGCACTGTTAGTCAGTTGGTCGATAGCGCTAGTGGTATCCATCCTCGTTATAGTGCACAATACATACGCAGAGTACGTGCAGATGCTAGAGATCCACTTTGTAGCGTCCTAGAGGCCGCAGGAGTGCCTGTGGAGGACGATGCGATGTCACCCAGTACTAGGGTATTCTCCTTCCCTATTGCGTCTCCTGAGGGCGCTGTGACAGCCTCAGACATGGGTGCTATGGAACAGTTGGATCTGTGGGAGATATATCAGGACTACTGGTGTGAGCACAAGCCGTCCATGACTTGCTACTACAGGGACAACGAGTTTCTGGAGGTGGGACAGTGGCTGTACAACAAGTTTGATAAGGTCAGTGGTATCTCTTTTCTACCTTACTCAGACCACACGTACCAACAGGCACCTTATGAGCCTGTGGACAAGGCCACCCTCAAGTCGCTACAGAAGGGTTTCCCCACTGAGATCAACTGGGACATCAATGAAGCCTCTGATATGACTGAGGGTAGCCAGCAGTTAGCCTGCACAGGGAACAACTGTGAACTATGACATGAAGAATATGGAGTAACCGTTAGACTTACCTACGTCCTCTGGCTTATCTTTAGAGTCATGGGGCGTAGGTATTCCTTCAGCTTGCATCTTCTTGATGCGTTCCTTTGACTTCTCGCACATACTGTGGTAGTCAATGGATGTGTAACTTACTGTGTGCTTATCTTTCATTGTCCGTCTCCGTTGCTGCCGTAATAGCCCAAGATCCTCTGTACAGAGACTCTAGGTAATCTTTGGCTTCTGGTGTAAATTTAGAGTCGCGTAAGACACGCTTGCTGTACTCTGTGGCGCTTTCTTTTTTGTTTCTCTTAATCCCTGTCAACTCTTCTGTTTTGGTTACAGCCTCTTGCTCTCTTTTTTGTACTCTATCCTGACGCTGCTCTTTCTTGAGCGCGTTTATCGTAGGATCGTACCCGCCACCCACGCGTACCTTTTCCATTGTGCCTAACGTTATCAGCCCGCGGCCGCCAACAGGGTCAAGACCAAACATATCGTGCCTGTCAGAGATTAGAGTATATATCTCTTTGTTTTTTGTGTCGATGGCGATAAACTGATTCACACCTCCTAAGTCTTTCATCTCACTATGGTATCCTTGAGACAGGTATATAAAGTCACCATCTTTGCTTACCTTACCGCCAAACTCTTCAAACGAGTTGTCTAAAAAGTTAATCAGTTTTTTTTCCGCAGAATTGGCGGGAAACTTTGCACCGGTTTTTTGTCTGTTTCTCCCTTTCAGATACCGTTCAATTAGCTTCTGCTGTCCTACACCGGGAAACTCTTTTTCTAACTGACGTAACAATCGCTTGTTATTTACCATAAAACTAGCTTTTGCAATTTCTCCTATATCGTCAGCAGAAAGCTCGTCTATAGTTTTGCCTAAATGTTTTGCATAAGAGTTGACAGTGTTTTTAGAGGTTAGTGCTCGTATAGCTGCTGGTCCCCTACCAGATGAGCCTTTACCCTCTTTTGTAAATCCTTGAGTCTGAGGCTCACGTACTACTATGTTTGTGTTATCTCCTGCGCCGTGAACAACTCTAACGTGGTTAATCGCCCTATCCTGAACTTCCAGAGGCACTTCATCTAGTGGTTCAAAGATTTCTCTACGGACGTTAGCCTCGTTCCACTCTGAATCTACTAATCTTGTATTTTTAGCAGTCATGGGAACAGTAGCTATTAAAGTTTCGTCTACGTTTCGACCCATCTGCCTATAAATGTTCTCACCTGCGTAGGCGCTTCCAATGTCTAAGTCACCTTCTGAAGAAGACGGTCCTGTGACCTCTTCAACTCTACGCTGAGAAACACCTTTAGCTCTTTCATTAGCTCGCGCCGTTGGGCTAAACACTTCTCTTATGGTTCCCGGAACTGCTTGAAGAGCCTCACCAGCAAAACTCAACGGAGGCATAGACCCATAAAAGCTAAACATATTCTCCGACGGAACACCCATTTTTTGAAGAGGTGCTTCTAAACGCTTCAAAGGACCGCCTTCCACCATTGTGTCCACATTACGCATCACTTTGTTAAGCGCCTGTCCAGTAACTCTAGGAGCCTGCATACCGGGAACTATGTTAAGCGCACCAAAGAGGTTTCCGACGTTCTCAGCCGCTCTAGGGTACTGCTGTTGCACCTCTTGTACTTTATGCATAGCCGCCTGTCCAGTAGGCGTTGCTAGTGCCGCCTCTGTAGCTTGACCCACAAGCTCATTGACACCCAGAGCCTCCAGTGGCATATTGAGTACGTCACCAACCATTGACCCAGTTTCGCCCAATCCTGCCAGAGCAACCTCAGGTACTGTCCTTCCTCTTTCAGCAGTCTCAGCAACCTTTAGTTGCGACCCAGAGAGCCTGCGGTGTGCGTCGTTGACAGCCTGTTCAACCTCAAGAGGTATCCGCTGCAGACTGTCTTGTGCATTTGCTTTGGCTGTCTCAAAACGAGCTTCAGCTAGTTTAAGATAGGTAGTTACCCAACTCATTCTTCTTTCGCCTCTTCTTCAGCGTCTTCCATGTACCCTTTGTATACTTCAATGACAGCAGCCCTGTCAGCCCTAAGCTGCTTAACCATCTCAGGATTAGTGGCTACTTTTATACCGTCGTTAAGACTCTCCAAAATAAGCCGCAGTTCTTTTTGATAGTACGCTTTAGAAAACAGCCTTTTAGTCAGACCTAATCCCGTGTAAGTTGTAATCAGTCCTGCAAAAAATGGAAGCATTTTAGAGTTCATAGCTGCTGTGGCAGTCGCTGCCTGACCCAGAGGAGTTGTTGGCATATTAATGTTTAAAGCGCCTAGATTATCTTTAATACGCGCCATTACCGTATCTCCTTGAGGTATACGTCCGTTGATTGCTCCTAAAGCTGACAACAAATCTGACTCGTCTCTAAGCAAGCGGTTTGCTATGTTAGAATCTCCTGTGTCTAACATACTATTCATTTCTCTACGAATTAAAGTATAAAGATCGTCCCTAACTTTCGGCCCTTTTTTGCCTTCTTTTTTCTTAAGCGTATCTTTTCCAAGATTGTCTTGTACCCATTTGTCGAGATCACGACGCGCCTCTAGCATTCCTAACGAATTTTGCTCGTGTGATTTTAATGTGTAAGTAAGCTGTGCCAACGCATCTTTAGCATTTCTGTTTATTCGTTCAACGCCTGAACCCTTATTACCAGCCGCATACTCCGCTATTTTTGACTGTACGTTACTGATTAAATCATCGTGAGATACCAAATTTGTTCTCTTTGACAAAAGTTTCTTTAGCTTCTCATCTATTTTAGTAATAGCGTTTGAAATGCTTTTAGCATTAGATCTATCGGTTCTCGACGGATCAACACGAGCGTATCGTTTTACCGTGTCTACTCTACGGCGTTCCTCTGCAGTTAAGATTGTCTCTTGTCTCCGTAACGGGCCTCTAGGTTCTGTAGTCTGTTTGTTAATTTGTTCAGCGGTTTTAGGTGGATTTATTGCTTTCCAGATACCTTGTTCCAGCGTCGTTAGTTTACTAACAGTTCTGTTCTTAGCATCATAAAAAGACACGTTAGGTACATAACCAGATTCACGATCTACGTTTATCGGCTTTGCGTCTGGCCCTCTGCGTAACCAACCTCCTACATTAAAGGCGCTTTCAACTACAAGAGCCATTTCAGGGTTGTTTTTCTTGAACTCAACCCACGTTTCTTGACCTGCTTGCAGCGCTTTTTGTGCCTCTTTACCCAAAGGATGTTCTACAAACGCCTGCACAGCCTCCCTGTACTGGTTTTTTGCAGCGTCCTCCATTTCGTCAGGTATAACTAGGCTATAACCATCAGTGGATAAGGTGTACACTTCACCAAACAAATCCCAACCCAATCCAGCCATTGAACCCGCAAGTCCTAAAAATTGACTTGTTGTACTAAGCCCTTGGTTTTCTGTATCAAACATATCAGTTGGTCCTTGATACGGACCCTCTTCACGTAAAATATCAGAGGCTTGTTGTACACGGGTTCTAACAGACTCACCCATACGTTGCGTAAAGTTTTCAAGGTTTTCTTCTGCTTCAATCGCCATTGAAGATCTAGCATTTCCGGGTTCAGCTAATTTTTTCTGCTGTTTCTGTAGGCCTCTCTTTTCAGCTTCAAACTCCTCACGAGAAATTTTTACAACCTTAAACCCACCAGTGACAGGACGGGCGTTAGCTCTTTCTTGCTCAAATTCTTCTTTGGATATTTTAACAACAGTTGAGTATTCCATGTTTACCTCATGAGCTTGATACTTTCACCATTAGGTGAAATAACCGAAATAGTGCCTTCGTTCTCGTTAACAAGAATTTCACCGCCCTGTTGTTCGTACATACGAGCAAACTCAGGTTGCATCCAATCTACACTACCGGCCCACTGTTCTAACGCCGCATCAGGACCAAACTTAGCTTTTGTAATTAGAGACGTATAGTACGCATCTATTTTATTCAATGCCTGCTTCAAGTCCTCTTTTGACATGAGGCCATCTAAACTGTCAATAGTTGACTGAAGCAACAGGTTTTCAATGTTGGACACCTGACCCAGTGTTGATCCTGCGTCTTTGATTGTTAACAACTGGTCAAAACCCACGTTGGCTCTAATGCTGTTTAAGTATCCTTCAAAACGTCTTGCCTCAGTATCAGGCAAAACACGCAGAAGTTGCTTCCACCCGCCTACGTCTTCATTTCTGTCTATCATTGCTGTAGCATCAGAAATACTTAGTTTTACTCTCTGTGCCTTTAAGATAGCTTCGTTTGCTCTGTTTTGCTCTTTAGCAGCAGCATTCGCAGCGGCTCTGCTTTCGTATTCACCTTTTGGCTGACCGTCCTCAAAAGTATAAAATATACCGTCTTTTTCTTTTACAGTAATTGTGGGTTTTTCTGGGCCTGCTGAAGCGCCTAGAACCTGTTGATTAACTACACGGCCTGATTGATCCGTCAAGAAATTAACCTGTTGCATTGTACCAGAAGCAGGGTCAAAAATTTCTTGTCTAAACGATGATCCACCACTTTTATTTTTTTGTGCATCGTATGCAATTTTCATGGCATCATTAAGAGGAACTCCAAAAGCCTCAGCCATGCCTAAATAACCGGATTGCTGTTTTGGATCATTTATGTTGAACTGAGGATTATTAGCAAGAGCCATTAATCTACCCTGTCCTCTACCAGAAATAGCAGTAGTTCTTTTTTCCTGTGTAGCAGTAGCCTGCGTAGCTGCATTAAAAAACACTTTAGACAACGCATCGTTACCTTCCGTGGCGTACTTCTGACCTAGAGCGTTTAACTGAGCAGGGTCGTTAGCGTACTGCTGTAAAAGCTGTTGCGCCTCTTTAGCAGACCTGCGCTCAGAAAACCCTCTACCAACATCAGTCAACATGCCGCCGACGTTTTGACCAAACTGCTCTGTGGCTCTTCCTATTTGTTGCCCTACGTTTATTCCTGCTGAAGCTAGGACTCGTCCATCTATAGCCATTTTCGTTGTCCTCTGTTAATCAAACCAACTAGTAATAAGGTCAGTAGCGCCGCCCAACAGCGAACCACCTAGACCCATAGCACCACTAAACATGCCGCCGTACAAACCAGCAAGTCCTGATCTTCTAGCAAGCTCTGCGTTAATATTAGCCATCTGAGTTTCTAATCCAAACTCACCTTGCTGTCTACGTGCTACATCAGACATAGATGCAATGTTCAACGCAGGAGACAGGGCTGACAAAAGTGCTGCTTGAGGTGCGTACCCTGCTTGCAACGCCTGTATTCCAAGCTGTTGTTCTGCACCAGCCAGCCCTTGACCACCAGCGAGAAGTCCTTGGCCTCCCGTCAGCGCCTGTAGCATCTGCTGTTGTCTAGCAGCATCAAGCGCCTGTCTTTGTGCCGCTAAACCAGAACCTAAGCTGGCGTACTGCTGCCCTAAGCCAGCCTGTTGTGCCTGTAAACCACCAGCAAGCTGTGCCAACTGACCTGCCTGTTGTGCTGATGTAGTTGCTCTGCCTAGACCCTCAGACTGCAACTGAGATTCAATCTGCTGTGCGCTGAGTCCAAGCTGTGACAACTGTGCTGCACGTTGTTGTGCTGCTGACTGAAGCTGACTAGAGAGTCCTGCCTGTTGACCAAACATGCCACCTAGAGTCTGTGCTGTGCCTAGAGCCTGCTGACGCTCTGCCTGTGCTTGCTGCATAGCCACTAATGAGGCTCTATCTTGTGCCTCTTCTTGTGCCTTAGACATCGCAAGCTGTTCTGGCGTACCACCAAACATCGCCGTACGCACACCTAAGCGTCCCTGTTGAGCCAAACGCTCTTCCAACTGTAACCGCTGTCGCTCTTCTTCAGGACGCTGTGTAGCCCTTATACGCTCAAATACGTCAGCCTCACGAGCAGCCGTAGGAGTCAGTACGTCTTGTGCGGCTTGTCCTGCAAGACCTGCGTACTGGCTTCTGAGAGCTTCAATATCAGACGGAGCCTGTGTACCTAATCCAGCAGCACCCATGCCTAATGCTTGTTGTCCAAACTGACCTATAGTTGGAGCCTGTAAAGCCTGTGGAGCGGGAACTTTAGGTTGTCCACCAAAAAAACCCGCATCGTCTGAGATAAGGCCAGATAGGTCAAGCATTGGTTGGTCGTTAACGCCCCGAATCCCTCCTGTACCTGCTAATCCTGTGCCAGCAAAAGGATCACCAACAGGTTTTTGTCCTGTAGGAACCGGAGTAGGTATTCCCACCTGCCCGCCGCCTAAAGCACCCGCAGCTTGTTGAGCAAACATTCCACGCAAAAGATTAAGGTCTGCCGGTTGTGTGCCAGCAGCGCCCATAAACTGACCACCTAAGCCAAACGCTTGCTGTGCTGCCTGTTGCTGCTGAGCTAGACCAAAAGGAGATGTGCCTATCATTTGTTGGCCTAAGTTCATAACGTCTAAGCCAGCAAACTGAGACTCTAGCGTACCTCTAGGATCTCCACCTAAGCGAAACTGCGCCTCATTCATTAGAATATTACTAATTTCTTGCTGTTGAGGGCTGAGGTTGTACGTGGTTCCGGTAGGACCACCTGTTACTGAACCTATGCCTCCAGACGTAACCGTAAAGGGCTGAAACGTGACATCAGGTGCTGTTGCTTGGGGAACATCTGCAAAAGCGCCTGTTACTTCTGTTGGAAGCTCGCTATATAAACCACTAGCAATATCGCTAATGAATCCACCAAAAAGATCGCCAAGAGCCATCAGTAAGTCCCTCCGTCAATCGTGCCTGTAGACAGAGTACCCGTAAACGTCAACGCAGGTATTGTTACAGTGCCTGTGAATGTAGGAGAAGCTAAGTTAGCCTTAGTTGCAATCGCTGTAGATATAGCGGTGAACTCAGTGTCAAACTCGCTACCACGAATAACTTTACCACTATCCCCAGAAGGTAAACTGTCCTTAGCAGTAAAGTTTGTTGTCTTTGTATAGTCGCTCATACTGTTTTACCCATTAGTGCTAATACGTTAATTTCTTGGAGGGATAAAGCAGACCCGTTAATGTCAGCTTCTAGTCCTATCGTAATAATACTTCCGTTACCTGTTGCTTGAACAGCGTTTCTAGTCGTAAGCTCACCACCAGTAAACTCACCGATAGCAAACTCATCAACACCAAAGTACGCAGGTACTTGGTTGCCTACAGTAAACTCGTAAGTTCTAAAGTCCGTAGCTAGATCATAAGCCCACTTCATAAACACTGTTGCACCAGCAGCACCAACCAGAGTTGGCCTGAGTTTCTTTAGCAACTTTGTTTTAGCAGGATCACCAAACGTCAGACCCGGACTGTAATACCTAAAACGATATGCTGTTGTGTTGTCAGAGTAACTTGAGTACGTCCCTAGTCCATCAGACGTTCCTATGTACAACGTACCATCAGTTGTAACTTCAAATGATTTGTGTGGAATAGAAGTCCACCGTGTAACTCTGTACGCTCCGTTCTCAAGTCTACCTTTAAGATCAAAGCAGTACGCTGTAAGTTGATCTGGGAACGTAATGATGTAAAAAGAATTTTCAGGACTGTACACAGACGCCGTAGGTAACGTCCTGTTGTTAATCAAACTAATAATCTCAGTCTTTACATTCAGGCTTAGGTCAGATATAGGCAGTGACTTTTCTTGTATAGTACGGCCTAAGCTCCTGAGTCCTGTGTTAGACATAAACAAAACATCTGTGCCAATGTGCTGTACAGAGTTTCTACAGATGCACCCAACACCCGCTACTGTGTCAACAAGAGCCATACTAGCTGGACTAGAGGCACCTCCATACACAAGTATGCTGTGCTTGCCAAAGATAATAAGAGTGTTGTTGTGTGCTGCTAACGCCCTAACTTCATCGTACCCATCAGGCCAAGCCTTAGATACATCTATAGAACCACTGGAACCACCAGTAAAGTCTGCTCCAATTAAGAGATCAGACCAGTAAATTGTTTGTGTGTCTGTTGCGTTATCTACAACCCACAGTCTGCCGTAAGCTGCCAGAGCTTCGTGACACTTTAAAGTTGCTGCCGTAGCACCGCCGTTAGCCACAGTAAACGTACGTAATCCCGTAGCGTTGTCGTACACCAGAGGATCGTAACCACGTTGGAAAAAGTAAGCCTTGTCGTTAAAGTTTACAATCTTCCAGTTGTTAGCTGTGATAGTGTATGAGCCGGGAGTTACGTCAGTTAACGTAGTTGTCCCTGTCATAATTTTGTTGTTACCAGCAGTAAATACTACTTCGTTACCCGCATCATCGTAGAAGTAATGAATCTTGTGTACGTAGTCAGTACCTAGTGCAGTCTTGTTAGTAGTAACAACATCAATACCCTTACGTGCAGCAATACGTCCACGCTTGTCAATCACAGCGTTGTCAGCAACGTCAGCGTAAGAAGGATCCTGTGCAATAGGAGAGTCTTCTGTGTTGACTCCTTTAAATGCAGGAGCAACTAAGTTGATGCTTTGTAGTGGCTGTGCCATACGTCAGGCTCCTACGGAGTGTACCAAATGGTTTCTTCAGGGTGCTTCTGTGCGTCCAGAGCAATCGCGTCAGACAAAAACTTATCAGCAATACCAAAGTACTCAGGTGCTGATGTACCGCCTGTCTCGCCACGTTCACGAGCTAATAGAGCTACCGCCATGTGTATCACGGGTTGACTAGGTATACTCAGTACATCTGTATCAGCACTCAACTCAGCGTTCCTAAGAGTACAGTTAAATCTCAAGCTGTACACACCATCAGGCTTAGGGTAAACGTCTACTTGAGTGTCACCACTAGCATCAACGCCGTTGTACGTGTAGTACTCAGGTGAGCCACTGGGTGGTGATTGGTTCAAGTACTTATCGTTAAACCAGTGTTGAGTGTTGTACTGCATAAAAAGGTTTGAGGTGTCGTTAATTACGTCTAATACCTTAATTTTATTTTGTGATCCAGTGAGTACGTAGTTAAAAATATCAGCAGACGTAGTTACCGTAAGGGTAGTCCTGAGTGCTGACCAATCCCAAGCATCCTCTACCATCTTCTTAGAGTCATTTACAAAGTCACCCACCATTTTGCTGTAGGTGTTGTCATTGACACTAGATACCTCGTCTTCACGTAAGCGTCTCAGCACGTTGTTTACTAAGTTTAAATATGTCATGCTCTACCGCCTCCAGTGCCAGTAAAGAGTCCTGCTAAGTAGTCTGTAATAGGAAACTGTCTACCTGCTAAAAGCTCAGGATCACCTTCTATTCCCATAGAAATTTCTGGTGCTTCTGCGGTAAAGCCGCCTCCACCGCCGCCTCCGCCTCCACCGCCTCCGGGTGTAGTAACAGGAGGATCAACAGGAGGCACAATAGGAGGCACAACAGGTGGTGGGCATTTCCCGTCTTCGTAGCTGTCTACTGGTGTGCCATCTTCACAGGTTTCACACCCGCTTTCAACTGTAGCGCCGTTGTCACAAACCTCAGTACCTCCACCGCCACCACACTTTAAATCCCACGCTCGTTGTTGGTCTATCAAGTCAAAAGTAACTGTTCCTGTAGGTCTTGGTTTGTTACAGTCTACAACAAAGCTGCCATCAGTACCACATTCGTCCTCATTCTCTGAGGCGTATACTGGGTCGTCACACGGGTTTGTTACTGATCCGCAAGCTGCTTCTTTGTCTACAAAAGTACCATCAGGGCACTTCTTTTTACCACATAAATCTGCGTTTTCGTCTGTTATCTCTGAACACTCTAAAGGATCACCGCCATTACCATCGTCGGTGTCACTAGTTACTAATGTTGGTCCTTGAGATGGATTACAAGGGTCGTAAGTGTACTGATTGCCACCAAAAGTGTAGCTTCCGTTTTTCTCTAAGTCGTTAAAGTCGTACTCAGGTGGTTGTCCGTCTAACTCAGTACCTTCGCCGCACAAGTCTCCTTGGGGTGGCGTAACCTCTTCTTTACACTCTGGTAGATCTTTGTTTTCTTCCTTAGCACAGAAGGCTGCACTACCCGGACACAGTTCACTTTCTGGGTCTTCGTCACAAGGGTCTATCTCAACTATTTTTTCTCCACATCCATCAATAGGATCTTCTTCACCTTCAACTTCGTATCCTTCTGGACACACACAGGCCTGAGCAGCTTCGCTCCACTCAGCAACTTCACTTACGCATCTAGGGTCTACTACGCCTTCACAGTCTTTTAACAGCCTGTATCCACCACTTAACTGTTGGCCTGTTTCGGGGTCTACTGTAGCATTACAGTCTACGTATCCTTCTTCAAAACACTGGTCTGCATTTTTTTCGTAGTATTCAGCCTGTTCACAGCTTACGGGTGTAAAAGGTAAAAACGGGTTGTCTGAGTCTACTACAATCTCGTCTTTTATTCTGTCGCCTAAGATTCCTACGATAGCACCAAAGCCAGCGTCTGTAAGTATCCTTATTAAGTTGCCCCAAGTTTTGTCTTCTGCTGAGTTCCAGATGTCCTTAATTTTTTCCCAGACGTTACCAAATACATCCTTTATTGTTCCTACTGGATCCTCAAGAAAATCCTCAAAAGACTTACCAGCGTCCTTAAGAGCGTCTTCAATTTCACCTATTGTAGCGTTTGCGCCCATGCCACCCGGAAGAGGAAAGTCTATGCCGGGGATGGGTATAATCATACCAACGGTTACACAGTCCCTGTACCACTCTTCTCCGGGACCGCCTGCTGCTTTACAGTCTTCGCTTAGGCCCGGAAGAATAGTCCTTACTAGCTCACCAACGCACTCAACAGCGTTATCTGGGTTAGTACACCTATCCCACTTGTTCTTGATCTTATCGTAGAGTCCTTTAAACTTGTCTACGATGTCCTTACCAAATTCGTCGTAGAGTCCTTGGAACTCGTCAGGTGCGTCCTGTTGACACTCTGGTTTATCTTTGTTTTCTTCCAGATTACAGTCTGTAACACCGCCAACGTCAGGACACTCGTCTCTACTGTTAGCAAAAATTCCTCCACCACAGTTAAACAGCGTGTTAGTATTATTATCGCAGTCTTCTTGTGATCTCGCGTAAACAGGGCGTTCTACTGTATTTCCGTCTCCATCATCAAAAGTAACTAGATTATCAGCACATTCAACTAAGTTGTCTAAATCTGTTTCACACTCTTCTGCGTTTTCTTGAGTAATAACTGTGCAGTCTGGGGCATTAGGATCTACTAGAGGGACACACCCACCATCAGCGTCTCTTTTGCCTTCTACTCTAGTACCATCAATAGTTTCATAGCATGTTGTGTTTTCTGTTGTGGTTGTAACACACTCTCCATTAGAGTAAGTTCCGGGTCCGTCGTCGTTAACACACTCAGTTCCATTTTCTTTCTTAGGGTTAACACCCCAGTTACTACAGTTGCTGTATCCTGCTTCACAGAGAGCATTGGATAACACGTTGTTACCAGAAAAGTTGTCGTTGTCTACCCCAGCCGCTAGAATCTCATCTATAGCTTCATCTGAGTATCCGTTGCTTTTTAAAATTGCTCGTATTTTTTCGTCAGTTATGTTTTCGTCTAAGACAGACTCTTTTGTAATAAAGTCGTTGTAGTAATCTGACCAGCCTTCAATACCAGATAAAAGTCCAGAGTCAAAGTCTCTAAGCTCTAATAAAGATGCTTCGCCGCGACCATAGGCGTCTAGGAGTCTTTGCCACTCTTGAAGCGCCTTTAGTTGTCCCGGAGATACAGATCCTTCGGGTGCTTGTGATGGCGGTAAAACTGCACCAACACCAGTAGGACCAGACTCAGAAAAGGTTGGGACGTTGCTCTCATCGTTACAGTACTTCTGGGAGACATTTTCACAGAGCCAGTTTCTATAGGGCATCCCTTCTACTGTGTCATCCATAGCTTACTTACCACCCTTTAGCTGCATCAGCTTGTCAGCACCACGTATGCCAAAGCTGGCTGTGACTGCAACGTACAAAAGATATTGATACCACTCAGGTAGCTTCCCTAGCTCTGCAAAGGCAATGCCTACGCGACCAATGATATCAAGATCGTTCATACCTACGCCCCACATAATAGCTATCACAGGTGCACTCAGGACTACTGTGAACCACTCGTCTTTCCACGAGGATGCACTAGCCTGTGCCATGTGCTGTTCCCAAGATGCTGTGTTTTGTATTACTTGCATCTTAGCTACGTGTTTAGCTTGTGACTGCTCGTGACGATTGCTCATCCAAGTCTTAGCGAGTCCAGCAATAGGACTAATGAGTGCTTGCCACACTTACGACTTACCTCTGTTACGCCAGCCTTGCACCGTGTCTGTTTCCCAGATGCGTATACCTGTCCACACGAGTGTCAACAACGCAGCTAAGGAAGGCAGTACGCCAGCCAAAGCACCAACACCAGTTGCTACAGAAACTGTATCCATTACCTCTTTCATACCTTGATCTGCCATCCTTATGCACCTTTGATAATTACTGTCGTGCCGTAAATAATACTGGCTGTTACGACAGCGGCTATAGATACAAGAAAAGTGTCTAGTAGCATACGTTGTCTCTTGCGTTGCTTGTAGATAACTTCTTCTCTTTGTGCTTTAATCTTACGCCTCAGCATTATCATTTCTTGATAAGTCTCGACACCGTAAGACCACACAATAAGTTCTCGTATCTGTTTCTCTTGCTCCTCTAGCTTTTTCTTAGCTATGACGCTGTTGAGTGCTTGTTGCTCTACGGTGTTACCATCAAATAACTTTTTGAATACACCGGGATTCTCAGCTTCTTTTTCTGCTTGTTTTATGTCAGACGCAAAGCTGTACCACTGCCCTAACTTCTGAGCAACGTGCTCAATCTCAGCACCTCTGTTTACAAGCGTCTGTACACCCTTGAAGGTTGTAGACGCCATAGCAATTAAAGAAAGAGGATCCATTCATTAGCTTACCAAGAAACACCAGTGCCGGTTGAAGGTGTAGCAAGTTCAGCAATCTGTGCGTCAATAGCGGCTTCAACAGCGGCTACTTCATCGTCACCCAAAGCCGCTTTAGCCCAACCAACAGCCGTAGCTTCAGTGATATCGTCCCATGCAACAAACGACTCACCCGGAGCCTCAAGCCCTACAGTGCCGTAGGATGAGCCAGAGTTTTCTCCGACAGTCTTTGAGCAACTCCAGTGTACGGTGTTGACTACGTTAGTGTGTCCGTCTTGTGATACGGCGTAGTCCATTGCTGATACAGTCCATATGTGTGCCATTGTTTATTCTCCTTTTAGTGCCGCTACTTCGGCTTTTAAGTCTTGAATTTCTTTAATCATCATTGGGACTAGCTTGCTGTAATCAACAGCCCACATATCGTCTTCAGTTTCACCTTGTGTTACTGCTTCAGGTGCAACGTCAACGAGTTCTTGTGCAACCATGCCGTAGGTCTGGTGTGATCCGTCAGCCTTCCAATCAAAAGAACGTACACGGATATCATCAATGTTACCTGCTGGTGCGTCTACAATGTTTTCTTTGAGGCGCTGGTCTGAGGATGTGTTGTAAGTTGTGGTTGTTGTGCCAACGCTAATGTACCCAGCCAAAGTAGCCCCTGTATGAAATCTAATAGCAGTCCAACCAGTACCGCCGCTATTGTGCATTTCTAATCCAGTGCCTGTGCTTTGTATACCTATCGCAACTTTTGGAGATGTGCTATATGTAGATGTTGTACCAACCAGCAAGTTACCAGAGCTATCAATACGCATACGCTCTGAGCCGTTGTAGTTACTGTTTGCTGATTGCGTCCTAAATATAATTTTGTTTTTACTGGCAGTACTGGAGCCTACACAATCAAGATAAAGGCCGTCTACTGCACCAACTGCGGCTTGTTGAGACTCTGTACCATCAAGAATAAGAGCGTTAGTGTCTGTTCCTCCTATGTTTATAAACTTAGCCCAACCAGAAGAACTTGTAGGAGTCGCAGTGCCAATACCTACGTTTCCAGAGCCATCAATACGCATACGCTCTGTGTTGCTGGTAAAAAACGTAACAGGGTTTGCTGTGAGGTTAGCCACTCTAAACTGGCTAGAGCTTGCGTAGAGGTAGCCGTAAGTTGACCCTCCAGCTTTAAGCTCAATCGCGCTATCTGATGTGCCATCTACATCAATAAGCCCCCTACCTGAAGAAGCCAATGCGCCAGCACTTGTAGAGTTCACCAACAAGTTACCAGAGCTATCAATACGCATAGCTTCAGAATTAAAAGAGAAGTCCGTATTAAGAATGTCCCAAGTCAATGCAGAGGCAGCGGCGCGGTTTCTGTAGTATTTAGCTGCTGCAGTTTCGCTCATTACAACACCGGGAGCAGAGCCACTTAAATGTAGCTGAAACTGAGGACTCGTAGTGCCAATACCTACGTTGCCGCCGCCAGCATTAAGAATTAGTGGATCAGCACCCGTGTTACCAGACGACAAGTACGCATTAGTGGTATCACACCAAAGTTTTGCTGATTGTGCGGCTGTAGAATCTACAATCGCTAAACCGCCAGTGCTTGCGTTTGTTGTCTGGACTAATGCAGTCTTTCCGTAAACGCTTGGGTTAGTAGTACCAATACCAACTTGACCAGAGCTATTAATACGGACAGCTTCGTTTGTATTAGTAATAAAACGCATTGCGTTAATATTGTGATCGTAACGGATGTTTCCAATGTTGGCGTCGTTACTATCGCCAAAGTTAATAAGGCACTCCCCAGTTGTGCTCGCAATCATTTCAAAAATAGCATCAGCGGATGAGCCTGTTCCGTTTGTTTTTATTCTAAAAGATACATCTTCACCTGAAGCCGTAGATGGGTTTTCTACTAAAAAGTTTTTGGTGGTGCTTGTGGCTCCTATAGATACGCGACCAGAGCTATCTATACGCATACGCTCTGTGTTGTTAGTGCCAAACAAAACGGTGCTGTTTGCTCTGTTCCATACATAAGCATCGCTTCCAGAACCCTGACCGTAGAAAGCAGAGGTAGAGCCAACGGTGTTGCCGTTACCTGCAAACTCCACTCCAGCACCTGTACTTGATCCAGCCGCTATATTTAAAAGCTCTGTGGCTGATGTTGTGCCTATAGATACTCTGCCAGAGCTATCAATCGTAATCGCAGTGCTTGTGGCGTTATCGTCGATACCTGTGGAGGTGAATGTACCCGTAGTCAAACTAGTAGGGTTTGTCCCAACCTCAATAACAGTACCGCTTGCGTTTTCTGTGTAGAGGCGCTTATTAGTTAAGTCCAGCGCAGGTTCACCCTGAACAAGATCACTTGCCGCTGGTGCGCCTGAACCGTTCTTTAGCTTAATTGTAGTCATTAATAAGTTCCTCCGTCAACAGTTGACAGTGTTGTAGAAATAGAAGTTGTACCAGAGCCAGTGACTGCACCGGACAGTGTGATCGTTTGGTTGCCTGTGAGATACCCAGCACTAGCGTGATTACCCCAGCCGTAAGCAGTGTCCCATTGACCTACTTTAGTATCAGTAATATTGTTAGTACCCATGTCGATAGTGTTGCCGTTAGCATCTAACGTACCGCCTAACTGTGGTGTTGTGTCGCCTACTAGGTTTGGATTAATAGTATCCCAAGCACTTCCTGTGTAAATCCTAGTGCTGTTATCTGACGTATTAAAGTACCAATCACCTGTTGTTACTGCGTTACCGTTACCGTCTACAGTTGGGTTACTTGATTGTGCGCCTAAGTAAAGCCCGTCAATAGCGTCCTTAGCGGATTCTGCGGCTGTTGCAGACGTAGCTGCTGCTGTAGCACTAGAGGCTGCTGCCGTTGCGCTGGAGGCCGCTGCAGTGGCGCTAGAGGCTGCATTGGTAGCCTGTGTAGTAGCTGTTGTTGCTTGTGTTGTTGCTGTGGTTGCGCTAGTAGCTGCATTAGTAGCACTTGTGCTGGCTTCACTGGCTTTAGTAGTAGCTGTAGTAGCCTGTGTTGTTGCTGTAGTAGCAGATGTAGCAGCAGACGTAGCAGATGTTGACGCAGCAGATGCTTGTGTTGTTGCTGTAGTAGCACTACCAGAAGCACTGGTTGCACTGGATGCTGCTGCAGTTGCACTAGAAGCCGCTGCTGTTGCGTTAGAAGCTACACCAGACTCACTAGCCGCAGCGTTGGTTGCACTGGTTGCTGCAGCAGTAGCCGATGCAGAAGCTTCGTTTGCTTTTGTAGTAGCAGTCTGGGCGTTCTGTGCTACCTGTGACGCATACGCATCCGTAGAGGCATCACCTGAACCACCGTCACCCCGAAAGATAGGCATAGACTACTCCTAAGAAAACAAACAAGGAAAGAAAAAGGGGCCATTGCTGACCCCCTAGAGTTTTACTCGTCAGCAACAGCGAGGATAAATCCTGCTTCGGGACGGTAAGTCTCAACACCGTACAGAGTGTCAGCCGTGTACAGAGTAGAGAGGTACTCTTGCTTGTACTGGGTCTGAGAACGTACAGCCATTTGCTCTGCCATTACGAGAGCGTCTTTGTGGAAGAACAAGCAACCACGGGTATCAAGAGATGAAGCACCGTTCTCACCGCCTGTCTCAATTACGGGACAGTTGCTAGAAACGTATACGTCAACACCGTACAAGTTACCGATGAGTCCTGACTCAACACCACGACCACCTACAAAGTCAGAAGACACGTAGCGCTCAATGCCCATGATTGACTTACGCGACGCAGGAGGAATAACGAGAACTCGTCCATCCATAGGTACGTCAGCGTCATCCATCAGCTTGATAGCTTCGCGGAATCCAAGATCCGTAAAGTTGTCGCCTGTAGCTACAGTATCCACTGCATAGGTAGAAATACCAGTAGCAGCGTTAAAGTAGTAGCTGTTAGTGTTAACCCAGTTAGCACCAGTAGCAGCAGGAGACTGAGTACGAGTACCGTTACCAAAGCCAGTAGCAGCGTTGATAAGGTCAGTGTCTACCTTGAGAGCAAGTTGGTAGCCAGCGTCTTCGGTGTAGAACTGTCGCAGAGAAGACAGAGCCTGTACTTCTACGATGTCCTCAATCAAACGTGAGTACTCAAAGTGACGGTCAACAGTTACTTGCAACTCAGTTTCTAGGTTAGCCTGAATCGTAACTGCTACAGCTTCTGCCTTAGCAGATGCAGCACCACGAATGGGCTTAGGGATGTGAATAACATCGCCTTTCTTGCCGGTCATTTGCAGACGCTTGACAAGAGGAGCCATCTTCAGGTTCTTTTGGTAAGCAGCGATTACTTCATCGCTCCAGATTTCTGGGATAAAAGTCCCAGCAGCAGTTTTGTCTACTACAGCATTAGCTGTAAAGTAAGTACCAGAGGTTTCACCAGCCATTGTAATTCTCCTTTAGGCTATCGGACCCGACCCTCTGAATACGCTTTGAGTAGTTCGTCCGACATGGACTGATAGCGCTCTGGGTCGGTTCTCATAAGTTTAATAATGTCAGCACGACGATAAACCTTACGACGAGATCCTTCTGCTGTTCCGCGAGCGTTGCCTGTGTTAGCTGACTTTACCTGACTCTTACGGGCTGCTTTTTCTGCTTGTGCAGTTTGTTGAACTACTTGGTTCCTGTCTTTCCAGAGACTAAAGAGTTCGTGTGCAGCGTCGTAATCGTATGCTTGGTCAGCCTGAACAAACAACTGTGTTCGGACTTTTGACCCTTTGATCCACTCAGCAAACTTGGGGTCTTGCAGTATCTGTTCCATCTCAGGATGAGAGGACTTAAGTTGTGCAAGAGTAGCCTGTTGTTTGTATTGTTGTGTGTAAGCCTGTGCTTCCTTGATCTTAGGGTGGTTGTCTATAGCTCTACTAACAGCGGTCTTAGGATCGACAAAGAAATCTACATCGTCATCGTTATCATCTTGTTGTTGCTGTTGTTGAGGTGCTTGTTGGGTTGAGAGTTGTGTCTGGATGTAATCATCAACAACTTTACGTAACTCGCCAACTTCCGTACTCTGTTTACCTGAAAACTTCTCAAGCTCTTGGTGCATCTGTACGAGGTCTTCAACAGATTTACCGTGGTACTTTTCTGGAACTTCGGGCTGCTGAGGTTGTTCCTCTTCAGGAGTCTCTACAGTATCTTGTGTGTCGAGTTGGTCTGTTGCTTCTAATTCTTCTTCCTTACGCTCATCAATTAGTGTTGCTCGTGACATTCTAAACTTACCCCGCCTATTATTTTTATTAGGTTATGGAGGATTAAATGGGAGTTAGCCTATGAGGTTTCCCGCGTGGTTTGCCCAGCCTTCTCGTGTTCACGTACCCACTTCATGTGCCTGCCAGGGAAATCCCCAGAGGAACCGTCGAGTATGTGCTGAGTTGCTGATACAATCTTTGTAGCGTTAGCACCACATCCGCACCTACTGGATGTAGTACCTGCTTCTACAAATTCTTCAAAGGTATGTCCGTTAGTACAACGAAAGTCAAATACTTTAATCATCTTCTTCTGGAGGCTTAGATGCCTCTTCGTAGTTAGTTTTAACGATAGTCTCCATGTTAATTAAGTGGGCTAATATGTTTAGTTGTCCCTTACGGAAGAACATATCGTCAGCATCTTTAGCTGCTTCTATACTGTTAATCTGTAAAGCATTGTTGCCAAAGTCTTGCACAAGTTGCTTCCAGCCATCAGTAATAAAAAGACTAAAGTATGCGTCGTAGTACTGCTGTGTTTCTTGATCCATCTTGAGGCCTCTTGGGTTGTCTCTGTTGTATTAAGTGTACCTAAGTACACCTATATTATACCATACTTTTGACTAAAAGTCAAGCATTATTTTATGTAAATTTTACCGTTTCTTGGCTGTTTTCTTAGCTTTCTTAGAAGGCAGAAGCCTTAGGAGCGCCTTTTGATCCCGGTTTACGCATAGTTTCACCTGATCCAGCCTTGATACGCTTACGTTTGGCGTGTATGTTGCTGTATAGTCCCCTAGGCATTATTTCTTAACCTTCTTCTTTTTCTTTTTAGGTGGTCTTCCTACTGTACTTCCGTATGTTCCTTTTCCTTGTGGCATAGCTATCTCCTTACCATTTTACCTTGTTTGCCCAATAAGCCGCAGAACACTTTCCTTTGGCTATGTTTTTAGCGTGACGAGCCTTAAAGGACTTACGCCTCGCTTTCTCCTTATCAGTCTTAGGACTCTTCCCAGCACCTGATACTCCTTGTTGTCCAAACCGGATAGTCTTAACTTTACCGTCGTCACATTTAGCCACAACTACGTGTGACTTAGTGGGGTGGTTAGGCGTCCTCTTTGGCTTGTTGTAACCCGACACGCCCGCTCTTGCTAGTCTTGGGTCTTTTTCCTTTGGCATTATTAGAGTCCTCCTTCTGGCGCAGGGACCGACATTTGGTCCTCTAGGGCCACCACCTTGGCTTCTAGCTTCTCCAATTTGTTGAACTGGTCTTGGAACGCTTCGTTGATTTGGCTGAGAAATTGGTTCATTTCTGTTTGTGTCATTATCATTTCGGGAAGCTGCTCCTCTGTTTTCTTGGTTGTTCATGGACTTTTCTTTTAGTGCTACTTCAGCAATCTTAAGACGTTTTTCAAACTCTTTGTCGTCTGCGTCTCCTTCCTTAATATTTCTGGTGATTGCTTCAATTTTCTCAATCTGTAGCTCTTCTGGTAGCAAGCTGTGTTTCCATAGCTGTACTTAGATGCTCTAGCTTGAGATTCAGCCGCCTGACCTTGCAACGCCTGAGTTTGACTCTTTTGGAACTCAAGCTGTGCCTGTTGAGCCATCTGAGCCATTTGCTGTGCTTGAGGATCTGGCTGTTGAGCCTGTTGCATAGACGCAATCAACTCATCACGGTTACTCAGGTTCATGTTGTCAATGATGCTCTGGATCAACACAGGGTAAATTGGACTGTCTTGCTTCATAGTTTGCAGAAGCTGCACCAACTGTGTTACCTCGTATTCCCTAGCAATAATGCCCAGAGTAGACGTAGCGTTGAACTTGTAGTCAGCTACCGGATAGTTCTCAGGGTCAAACTGCATGTACCTGTGTGCAGCTTTGGTTACAAACGGCAACAGGAACGACTGCTGAAAGTTAATCAAGGTGCGCTTATGACGTTTAATAATAGCACCAAGAGACATACTAATGCCAGCGGCAGTAGCTTCGCCATTAACAGCGCCAGAAACTCCGGCTGAATCAACCGCTCCTGTAGCCTGCTGAACCATTCCCTGCAACGCTTGTGCTTGTGCGAAAGTGATTTGACCAACTTGCCCAAAGTTAAACGGCTGTAGTACTTCACGAGGATCTCCGTTAGTTAGAATCATCTTGCCCGGACGCACTTCTGGTTTAGCGCCACGAGGAAGCCTAGTTGCGTCAATAGCGAGCATTGGGTGGATTGTGAGACTCAAGGCGTCAATACGTGCGCGTAGCTCTGTGTCTAGCGCCTTCTGACTGTTGTAGCCCTTTTCGCATACGCCACGACCCCAGAATCTTCCGGGAACTACGTCCCAAGGAAAAGCAACTACAGGCCTATCACCCATCATGTACGGATTAGCTTCAGCCTTTAGTAGTGTGCCACCGTTAGCTATAACTACGATAGCCTCAACGTACATAGACTCATCTTCTACTTCTACGTCCTCAGCCTCAAGCAACTCACGAGGTACGAGTCCGTAGTACTTCGTCAGGCGTACCTTGTCGTCGTTGTAGATCGTGAGGTCTTGGTCAGGCTCTAGGTCTGTGTCAGGCGCTGCAGATTCAATGTAAGCGTCTTTGTATACGCCCTGCTCCTGTAGCATTTCTATGCTGTGCTTAGACACAAACTCATCAATAGCCACACCCATAGCGTCTTCTACAGTTGTTGCTACAGGGTCTATGAGGAAGTTCTGAGGTAACACGGGCTTCAGCTTAACTACCACTCTGTCAGTAATGTTAACGCCTACAGCCTGCAACTGTCCGTCCATGATAGGCTGAGTAGCGGGCGCCATCTCCTTGATCTCCTCAAGAACTACCTCTCCCATTCCTGTACCAAACACAGCGGAGTTAATCAAGCACTCTGCAACAGCCTTACGTACCTTACACTTTTCAAAGTCTTCTGTTAGCTTGTTACGTAGGTACTGTACGTCCTGTCGGTCTTTGTCGTTAGTGTCATCAGCAATGTCAAACCACTTACCTCTGCCAAACGTGGCTTCTTCTAGTTCTGCTACGTTAGACTCTACGGCCTGCTGCAACGCAGGAGATATAATCCTAGAACGCTCTGATCCTCTCTGAGAATCCGCAGGATCCCACTGTCCTCTCCAGAGCCTGTAGTACTCTTCAAACTTTGCTTCGTAGTTTGACTCGTAGTGGTCACGCCAGTTTTCACACTTGGTCATCACCCACTCTTCCAGAGACTCTTCAATCATCAGAGGGTCTGGGCTATAGATATCTTCTGCCATAGTACTTTCCTTAAAGTATTGCTACGCTGTAACCAAGTGTAAAAAACACTACGGCAGAAATAGCGTAGATGCCATAGGTGTTAAACGGTCTAAAAACTCTGTGATTCACTTTAGTATCCTGCTACTACATCTAGTAGTTCGTGGTCGTCTATTTCAAAATCGTAGTGGTACGCTACTTGTGCTAACTGATCTACGTAAGCCAAAGCGTCAATTAAGTCATCGTGGGTCAGAGGATCTGGAAACTGGAACAGTTGGTCCAAGAACCTAGAGTTCCACTCGCCTTTACTCAGTGTTACGTAGCCGTTCTCAAAGCGTCCCTGCAGCGCCCACATTACCCTGTCAGTCTTCTTCTTGTTACCGTGGGTTAACTCCTCGACTCTAAAGAACGTCCCGTAGCGCTTCTGTAGATCCATCAGAGGCGACATTACAGCCTGCTTTGCGATGCCTCGTTCAATACCAACGCTGATAGGACGGTAATCTCTGACGGCCTGAAATATCTTGGTGGCAGTCTCGTCAAGGCTCCACCGCCCATATATAATGTTATCAACGTACCAACCATCAGGACTAACTTTAACAACAGCGATTGCGGTTTCATCTAGTTTAGCGTTCTTTGTCCGTTTCTTGTTTACTTCCTCAAAGCCAGCTAGGTCAACAGCTATATAGTAATCTCCAACCTCTGGCTCTTCTCCAAAATGCACCCAGTCTTCTCTGAACATCTCTGAGCCTCTGGCTTCAAATGAGGCCATGAACTCTTGTCTAAAGGCGTAACTCGACATTGATTTCTTTGCCATGTCGATTTCAGACGGGTCCAACAGAGGGTTGTCGTAGCTGGTGAAATGCCAGCCCCGGTAAGTTTCATCGTCACCTAACTCCGCGTACTTGTACAACTCGTAGAAGTGATTACGTCCCATAGGCGTACCTATAAACATCGCAGAACCCTTTTGGTCTGCCAGTGCTGGACGGAGTATCTGTTCCCATACGTCAGGCTTCATGTCTGCGTATTCGTCCATCACGAGAAACTTCAAGGACACACCACGCATTGTCTCAGGCCTGTCGGCTCCCTTGAGACTAATCATGGCCCCGTTGACCAGCTTGATCTGCAGGTTGTTTATGTGCGAACCTGAGATAACAGGGTGTCCTAGCTCTAGCAGGGTTTGCCACATGATGTCTCTTGCTTGGCCCTGCGTAGGCGCAACGTAAAAAACTTGACCTCTATCGGTCTGTAGTGCATTAATGATTAACATCCAAGCAGCAAGACGGGACTTCCCTGTTCTCCGTCCTGCGGCTACTACCTTGAACCTAGTAGGATCAGAGTAGACTTCCTGCTGCCACGGCAACAGTTGTACGTTTAAGTCTGTCACTTGGTCTAGTTACAAACTCCAGCGTCTTCTGAGTTATCAAACTGATTGTCACCACAGCCGTACTTACCGTCGTTATCGGTGTCACAGAAACGGCTCCAAGCCTGCATATCAAATGTATAACCTTCGCTCCACGGCACGTAAGTCTTACACCACTGATGTGATCCTACAGCAAAAGGATCTTGTGGTTGTTCTACGTAGTCACGCTTAGTCCACGGCTTTTGTACACGAAAGAACGTGTCTTTGTTTTTCATTAGCTGTCGCTTGAACAGAGAGCTACTAGGCGTACTGATGTAGATTTCTTGGTTGTCCTCTAGGGTGTACGTAGATCCGTCGTCATAGTTGATAACAGTTTCTGCTTTGGCTCCGATAGAAACTAGAGAAAAAAGGAATACTGCTGCAAAACCTAGTACCATTTCGTTTACTTTGTTAGTCATTGTGAAAGTTCTCCTACGTTGTTTAGGGCTTCTCTAAAGTCTTTTGAACCACCAAAGTGGTAAAAGATTTGTGGTATAGATCGTTTTCCTGTCAGTTGTTCTACTAAGTCCCAACCGGCTTGACCCGGAGGTATGTGTACGTACTTGTAGTCTAAGTTGTGCTCTTTTGCAATTTTGGTTGCTCTTTTGCAAGCAGGACACCAATCAGCACCAACAATGGTAATCACGAGTTAGTTTCCGTTAAAGTTTACAAATGTTGCTGGTTGTTCTAGTAAGTCAAAGGTGACAACTACTTCTACGTTACCTGATCCTCCTGCTGCTGCTTTAATTATATCTCCTGCTTGTAGTACAAAGATAGCGTTTCCGTCAATTAACAAATTGTTTTTAGCTGATATGTTGGTTCCATTGTAGATGTATACATCAGCAGTAGGAGAAGGTTTGTCTACAAACACAGTAACGTCGTTAGTTGCGTTATGTAGGTTAGCCACAAACAACATGTTCCAGTGAGCTACAAACCCACTAGGTATCGTCACAACAGTTTGTGTAGAGGTGTCTGTTAGGTTTACGTTTTTAGTGTATAACATGTTTAGCGTCCCTTAAGATGCCTAGTAAACCCAGATTACAGGGACAGTTCCCCGTGTATCAACGTGAATAAAGTCACCAGCGACCCCTATGCCAGTAAATCCCATAGATAGAGCTTCTCTTATTAACGTGTACCGGTGTGCAGCGTTTGTTATTTTTATGTCTGCTGCTATGCCTTGCGCGTGGGTTCCCGGTACGTCCTTTTTAGCTTCTATAGGGTGGCTAGGGCTTCTGTAGCCGCTGGTGATAACAAAAGGGAAACCGCAGTTGTCCCTGAGTTGGTCTAACTTGAGTAAAAACTCGTCTTCCATACGGTTCTCACCGGTATGTTGACAGTTAAACTCTTCTTTAGTGAAGTTTTTCAAGAATCTTCCTCTTGACAACCGCAGTCACAGCCACAGATGCTACTCTTGAGAGTACTCACCTTCAATTGTGCTTCCGTCTTCAGTGCCTCCAAGAATTTCCGTGCTTCCGACACCAGTGATGTTAATCTGTATTGCACTTCTTCCATTGTCTTTTACCACCTCTTTTTCAAATGCACCTACTGGGAGTATTCTGTCCATCACTAGCTTCCATGCTGCTGCCTGATTCTTGTGATCGTGGTCTAAAGCAGCCTCAAAGATAGTCTCTAGTACCTTAACGGACTTAGGACTAGCTAACATCCTAGCCTTGTACTCATTAATTATAGTAGCATCACCCTTAGGCCTGCCTACTTTACCTCTAGACCCTGCAGTTTTAGCCTTAATTTCCTTTTGCTTAGGCCTACCTCTGGGTCTTTTTTTAATATTAATCTCTTTTCTAGCTGCTGCTTGGGCTTCTAGGGTGTCTTCTGTTGACATTCTCCTGTATCCTTGTGTTTAACGCTAGTTCGCATGAGTCCCCTGCTTAGGTTGCAACAGATGAGGGGATCTATACGAACTATACAACACTCAATCTTTAGTCCCGCACCTGCTTCACTAAATACATCCTAATATCTACCTTATATTATACCATACTTTTACTCAAAAGTCAAGCTTTATTTTATGTAAATAGTACACAAGCTATACTATAGGCGCACCTATTTAGTGCATTTGTGTCAACACAGGGTAAACACGAGGTAAAACAAGGCGCTAGGTAGGGCATAAGTAACATGAATAGTCCCTATTTTTTCTAAATTCACCTTCTGGTGTGCTGAGGTGGCTACAACTATAATTAACACAAGTCAATCCCCTCCCCCGGTGTCAACACGAGGCCCACCCTTCAGTCTAACACAAGGCAGACACGAGCGCAAGGATAAACTTTGGTACTATTCACGTTGACACGAGGCGTACACTGTGGTAGTCACGAGGCCCAAAGGCCTACCACAGATGACACGAGATGTCAAGCGTAACACGATGGGAATATTCACAGGTAAACATGTGTTGACAAAGTGTGTGAAC